GCCGGCGCATCGGATCCGTCGAAGATCGGGATGCGCAGCTTGACGTTTGCCTCAAAGACAAGAACGCCTGCATGATCCGGATTGAACCGGATGATCTCGCTTGCCATCTTCTCGTCCTTGTACTGGGCCAGTGCCAGCATGTCGAAGGTGTCCCCCTCGCTGGTTGTATACAGCTTGTATGCTGCTATTCGTTTAGGCATATCTGGCCTCCGCTTTCATCCTGGTAAATTCACCCAGCCAGTCGAAGAACTCTGCCTCGTGCTCGCGGAGCTTTGCCATGAACTCGTCTGAGTCGGATCCGCTTGCATCCACGTTCGGCGCCCATGTGAAACCGCTGAAGTCGTAGGTGACATAGGTATTGCCTCCGGTACCGGCCTGCTCTGCCAGGGAGAATCCGTCCAGATCCAGCAGCCTGGCCGCCTGACCCTCGTATGAAAGATCTCCGGAAAGCGCATCCGCTTCCGGCATTACGACCGACAGATCCGGAAGTGTTCCCAGAAGCTCTCCGGCCTTGTACCAGATGTCTATGTTGCGGTCCCTGTAGGCCTCATCGAAGCTGATCACAGCCTCCCTTCCGGCTTCACCTGCTATGGCTATGCCGTCGGTGAATCCGCCCTTGGCCAGCAGCGGGATCTCCGGGACATTGATCAGGGAGATCCAGTCAAACGGCTTGAGGCCGAATATGTTGATGCTCTTGAGCTTCTCCAGGGCCCAGTTGATTCCGTTGAACGGTACGGCCACGACGGCGTTGATACCCTTGATCAGGCCGTTCACAATGGTCGTGAACACGTCCAGGATTCCGTCCTTGATGCCTTCAAAGACCTGTCCTCCGCCGGAGAACACGTTCTTGACCGCCTGCCATGCGTTGCTGAAGATGTTGCCGAACCAGTCGGCCACGGCAACAAACGGAGCCTTGATCCCTTCCCACACATTCGCAAAGAAGTCTCCAGCTCCGCTCCAGATGTCTTTCACCCCGTCCCACAGGCCCTGCAGGAATGTGAGAGGCGCCTTCAGGTAGCCTACAAGAGTGTCCCAGATTCCGGAGAAAACGCTCACCACGGAATCCCATGCGCCTTCCCAGTTGCCCGTGAAGACGTCCTTGATGAATGAGACAATTCCCCCTATGGTCTTTGACAGGCCATCTATGACCGGCTGCACTGCGTTGATCGCAGCTGTCAGGGCGCCGCCGATTATGTCTGTCAACAGGTTCACTACCGGCATCAGCGCATCGAATATAGGCAGAAGCCCCTCGAGGAGCTGTCCCAGCATCGGAAGAATTGACTGAACAGCCTTGCTGATAACCGGCATTATTGATCCGAGGACGTTGACGATGACCGGAAGGACGTTCTGGGCCAGCATCTGGATGACTGGAAGAAGCCCCTGGACCACTGCAAGTGCGGTCGGCAGAAGCTCCTTGAACATCTCGATCACCGGCGGCAAGACATCGCCGGCAAGTACTGAAGCTATATCCGCAACAACCGGGATTATGTCCTCGATCATAGGCACGACCGACGGGACAATGTCCTCGATTATCGGGACCAGCTTGTCCGTCAGTATGTTGATCGCCGGGATGATGCTGTCCAGCAGGTCCGACATGACCGGCATGAGGTCGTTGAGCATCTGGAAGACGCTGTCGGCCAGCGGCTTTAGTGCAACCTTTGCCTTGTTGCCGAGTATTGTCATCATCTCCGAATAATCGTAGGTGTCTGCCGCAGCTTTATTGATGCTTTCTCCGGATGCGTCAAGCGCGCTCTGAAGATCTTCCAGGCTCAGCGTGCCGTCCTTGATCGCCTTGACCATTGTCGGGGCTGTCTTGGATCCGAACATTGCGCTGGCCATCTCCAGGGCCCTCGTCTCGCTCTCTGCGTTCTTTACGCGCTCAATGTAGGTCTCAAGACCCTCTGAAACAGAGGCAAATCCGGCCTTTGAAGCCACATTTGCAGCGTTTCTGAGTCCTGTCATGACTGTTCCGGCGTCTATTCCGGCCTTGTCCAGCTGTCCCAGCAAGGCAACGGCGCTGTTGAAGTCGTATCCGACGGCCTGCAGCTGCGCACCGTACTGTTCCATGGATCCCATAAGAGAGGAGAATCCTGCTCCTGTAGACTGTGAAACCTTGAACACGTAGTCCATGGCATCCCCGTACTCGTCGGCCGACAGGCCCCAGTTGGTGAATGCCTTGGACGAAGACTCAATTACCCCGCCCAGATCATCTCCGAGCATGTCGGATACCTGCAGAGCCTGGATTGATATGTTCTCCAGCTGCTCTCCGGTGAGTCCGAGGCGTGTATTGTAGTCTGAAATGGCCTTTGAAGCGTCATCCATTGACGTCGGAACGCTGCTGTAGACGGTCTCGAAGCTGTCTACGAGCGCATCCAGGTCGTCTCCGACGGCTCCGGTGCCTATTCTTATGGTATCTGTGGCCTGATCAAACTGGGATCCGAGGTCTGCAAGGTACTCTCCGGCCTCAAAAACAGCCTTTCCTATGGCCACGACCCCCGCTGCAGCTGCGGCGCCGACAGCGACGGCCTTCAGATTGAGGCCGTCAAGTGATTTCTGGGCGCTTTTGATGCTGCTTTGAAGCGTTGGGGACAATTTTCCCGCAATTTCAACAATAGCTTGCATCGTTGTGCCTTTTGCCATGTCCGGCCTCCTTTATTTTCTTCTTCGTGGCGCCCTCCTGGGCGCGTTTTGTGCAGCTTTGGCCTGTCTGCGGGTGTTTTCCTCGGCCAGATCCTCAGCTGCTTCGGCGTAATCTACAACAAAGTCCGTCAGCCTTCTTTTTCCGAGGTCGGAGACGCTGGTGTTGTAGACTCTTGCGTAGTCTCGGTAGGCTCTCCGGAGCTGTTTTCCGCTGATTCGTCCTCCGAGACGACGGTAAAAGACCTTCCGACCTGCATGATCGTGATCAGGTCGCGGCCCTTGAGGCGGTTCAGGTCGTTCCAGTCGATGTCCCGGTTGACTGCGATGATTGCTGCGTAGCCAAGATACAGATGCAGACCGTTGTTGAGCTCGATCGGGGCCATTCCGCCCTTGTAATTGCTTGCGATCTTGCTCTGGGTCTCTGCTTCCATGAAGAGATTGCCGTCGATCTCGTCCGTGTTGTACGTCAGCTGTGAAACCTGCTTGCCGTTGATGGTTATGGGATGGACCAGTTTGATCGTTCCCTTGTATTCGTTGTTTTTTTTCATCTTTCGCTCCTTTGAAAAAAATTGAGGCTGCTACGTTTTGCCGTAACAGCCTCTGCAATGGCCGGACTTACAGGAGGCTCTTGACCTCGTCGTAGTAGTCCTTGCCGTTGATCTTCAGGATGTTGGCCAGGCGGTCCACGAGGAGCACCTCTTCTCCATCCACGAACAGCTGGTATCTTGAGACGCTGTATGTGCCCTCAAGCTCAGTGGCTGATCCGGTCTCGATTCCTACGGAAGGAATCGCGGTCGGAATTGTCCTGAGGAAGGCCTTGCAGCCCTCTACTACTATGCTGCCGTCGCTGGTGGCTTTCTCCTGAGCCCATCTGAGCTCGAAGGTCTGCTTCTCCAGCTTGTTGATCACGGCCGTGTTCTTGTCCAGGCCGATCTGGGTGATAGACATCTCCATGTGCTCAAGCAGCCCGATCAGGGGCAGCGTGAGGCTTCCCATGGCCTGCACGTCCGCTGTCTGGAAACCGATGGCGGGCAGTGTGCAGCGCACTTCTTCGGCGGCGAGGACGTCTTCCACGTACAGTTTGTTAGCTACGATTGCTACTTTCTTATCCATGTTCTACCTCCTCTTAACCGAAGTAAGCCTTGAAGCCGTCGTCTGTGTAGCAGACACGTGCGGTACCGCTCTTGAACGGAGGCGTGTTGGTGAAGTCGATGTCGAAGACGAAGTCTCCCTGCATCATGTCGTTCACGCTGTTTGCGCTCTCCAGGAACTTCACGCTGGGTGTGCCGATGATGGCGCCGAGGCCTGCGAGTCTGTCCAGCTCCTCCTGCTCCTTGTTGATGATCGAATCCTTCAGAGCGATTGTCATCGGAGTGTCGATCTCAATGCCGTGGCGGCGCTGGAATCCGTTGGTGACGAACATCAGCATTCTCATGTTGACATCGAAGATTCCTCTCGGATCCATTGTGATGCCGTACTGATATGCAGATGTGTGCGGTCCCCATGTTCTCCAGGACCCGTCCCAGAAGCATGCGGTGCAGATTCCCTTCTCGTTCAGATCGTTGGACTCAACCTGGTCGTATCCGGGATTCTTTGAAGCGGATCCGAAGAACTGGCCGGTGGCCATGATGATCTTGTTGGAAGGTGATTCCATCGGAATGCTCTCGTGTGAGAGATCTGTTGCCAGCATCATGGCAGCGAAAACGGTGGACAGGTGGTATGTCTTTCCGTTGCCGTCGATGACGTGCGGCCAGCAGACGTCTGAGCGCTCGCTTGTATAGCCGTTTGCGGCCTTCCAGGCGATTGCCTTGGCCTTGGTGTCCACCTTGGCCTTGTAATTGACGATGACCTTGGCCTCGCTGTAGAGAGCTCCTCCGGACACGAGCGTGACGGTCAGCACGCCGGCTGTAAAGTCAAGCGTGTAATCTGTTGTCTTGACGCCCTTCTTGGATCCGTCGGCGCTGTAGACCTCGACCGAATCAAGAATCAGATCTGAGTCGGTCACGGATGCCACGTAGGAAGTGACGGTTGCCTCTTTGCTCTTGACGTCCTCAATGGGGATGTCTGCGACAACATAGCCGTCCCAGTGTCCGTTGATCTTCTGAACAGCTGCAACCATTGCCTGGTAGACTGCCGGATGCTCTGAGTATCCGGGAGCTGCGAGCAGGTTTGTCACTGCGTTGAAATCGCTGTACATCATCTTGATGCACTGGATTCCGGTCACGGTTCCATCTGCGTTTGCAGATCCGATGATTGTTGCATCGGTGATCTGTGACAGATCTACAGGATAGTATGTGACTGTCTCTGTTGTGCCGAGTGTTCCGTTCAGATCCTTGATGACAACCTGGCCGGCTGACATGTCGTAGCTGACAGAATAATCGGAATCAAGAACCTTTCCGGCGACCCTTACGGTGTCAAGAATGGCCTCGTCGGTGTCGATGTACACATAACCGGAGCTGAAGTCCTGGTTGGACAGGCTTACCTGTGTTCCTCTGTGTACGTCCGGATCCAGGACGTTGACGATGTAAATCGGTCCGGCGTTCTGGACGGTGTTGTTGAAGTGCTCAACAAATGCCTCGCAAAGACTGAACTTGTCCCAATGGTCGGAATAACCGACAATCTTCTGGACTTCGTTGAAGTTGCGGAGGCGGATCGGTTTGTTGACGAGGCCGGAATCCTTGTAACCTGCAATGAGGTTGATCGGGGCTACGCCTACGTACAGGAGGACGGTGTCCGCCTGTGCTGCAGCTATCGCCTTGGATTTGACGATCTCGCCATAAGCGCCGTGTTTATAAGGCATATTTTTTTCCTCCCTATGCTTATAACAGTTCTTGTAGTGATCCCGGGATGGCCGTAACCAGCCCGCATTCGATCTTGAACGTCACCCAGCTGTGCCAGTATGGGAAGTACTCCCATTCTGTGCCCTCGCCTGTGTAGGGTCCGTACATGATCCCGTCATCCTTCAGGATGCTGAGTCCGGCAATGCTCTCCGCCTGCTCCAGCTCGCGCAGCGTCGTGTCCATGAAGTTGAACACGTCACGCCAGCCGTCGAAGTTGCGGTTGTAGAACGGG